ACACTGCAAAGTCAGGCAATGTAAAAGCAAGCATTACATTGCCAATTGCAACTGATCACGCCTGCAGACCCAGGTTTCAGTCTGAAAACTAAAAGCCCCTCCAAAATTGGAGGGGCTTTCTTGGCTAAGGACTGAGTGGTTGATACAATATACACCTCATAATTGAAATCCTTGAAGAAAAATTATTTACTGCTAATTATTTGATCGAATAATTGCTTCCAAACACTCACATATTCATCATTTACGTTACCCCGAAATTTAGATTTCAACATTTCCTGCTTTACATCTTTCGCTAGTTGTACTTTATATCCAAGGGGCAAATCTACATTGAATTCCTTGCCCCATTTTTCGATTTGCCTGATTATAGGTTGGCTATTATCATATTCATTTTCAAAATTAAAATCTCTATTGTTGATTAGAAACTCTACAGGACGCGTCATAATTTCTTCAGGCATAAGATCCTCGATTTCTGCGTTTTGCCTGTTTAAAATACTCCCAATAGAAATAACTTTTTCTGGTTGCTCCTGGTAGAGATCTTGTAATAATTTGTTTTTATAATCTTCACCGGCTTTGTCTGAATCCAGAATAACAACAGGCAAACTTTCCTGTTTTCCTGCTACTAATGAGGTTAGTTGCTTTACTGACTTAACACCACCCGCGGGCATAAAAATTATCTCTCGATTTGGATTAATTTTCCCAACCGCAATAAGGTACTGTTTTATGGAGTTCAAATAGAATTGGTCAGATGTACCCTCAACAATTACCATTTCACATCCATTCAACATTCCTTCAGAAATTGATAAACCTAACGCCGCATGAACAGCAAAAACAGCACCGGTTGCTGTCGCCCCTTTTTCGCTGGCACGCAAATCATCTGATACTATTGTATAACCATTATCATCAATGTAGACCACTTTCGTTCTTTCTAGATTATCGATATCTACTAAAAAAGGAGAGTGAGTGGTAGTCAGTAATTGGTTGCTAATTGAGAGATTTTCAAAAAATTTCAATAAATCTTTTTGAGCTAAGGGATGTAATGATGTTCCAGCTTCGTCTAACAGCAAGATGCAGTTTTTATGAGAATCCTTACTCTCAACTAAGAATACTAGATAGAAGCTTAAAAACCATTGCAACCCAGTACTCCTATCTTCTAAAGATATCTTAGCTGGTCTTTTATCATCTGAGACCCAAATTCTGAAAAAATCACCATCTGCTTGCAAATCAAAAATATAATTTCCTTGTTTCCACCAATCTCGAAACCCACTTGTTAGTTTTGCAGAAGCTGAATTCAGCAGAATTTCCCTTTCCTTTGTCTGCTTTTGACCTTTTAGGATTTCTTCCTGTGTTAGTTCTCGAATTTTACCTTGTGAATCCAGCTGAACTTGTTGTCCCATTTCTAGTATTTCTTCTGGGTTAAGATTTACATACTCGAATAAGACTTTTAGTGTTCTTTGTTTAGCCAAAGATTTTTCTGATTTTTCTCTTCCGCTTCTGAAATCTTCAATAACTCGCGGGAGATATATTTCAGAATCTAAATTGCCATAATTTGCATAGTAAACAAATTTCGGAAGGTTCTGCATAATCAGGTCAGTTGCTTCTTCCATGTAATTAATGTCAGGCTGATCGTAAACATCCATTTGTTGTTTTATTTTAGATTGCAAATCAATCAGGCAAGGATTTATAGAAGATGTTTTCATTTCACTTGGCTTAATGTCCAATATGGACTCGACAATACTTACAACATCATTTTCCGGATTGGAACAATCTATTTCCTCTAGGCTATTTCTCAGTTCGCTTTCAATCTTATCTTTGAATCCTTCCTCGCCTTTTCCAGCCTCTTCTAAACTTGATAATTCCCCTAAAAAGTCACGAATAGAACTCTTTACATTTTCAAAAATGGTTTCTGGACTCTTGCTATAATTGTAAAAATCTATTTCATGATCGCCATTGTAATTACGCCTAATTGAAAAATCTCTAATCTGGTCAGGGGAGCAATTCCCTAGTGTTGATAGTTGTGTCAATAATCTATCATCGTCTATTTGAAACCATGCTTTTATAAACCAGTGCTCTGCTGGATTTGTCCTGTATTCTGCTATTTTCGATACAGGCATATCACTAGTAAATACTATTTCTCCTCCTCGAGCAGGATTTAGTTTCCATAATGCAAGAAGCACATTAGATTTACCGGCCTCATTAATTCCAATTAGTGTGGTAATATCTCCGCAACAGATTTCGCCACTGTCTCTGATCGACTTAAAGTCATGTACTCTAAATTTAGTAAGTTTCATCATCTACCTCCGGTATTATATGTTAATCACGATTTAGCACTATGTTTAATAACTTGCTGATACGACCTCACTCACGATCTGTACCATCTGCTTGTTATTAAGCTGGTCTCGGAAATACACCTTATATCCATCCAAGGACAAATTCTCAAAGAAAACCTTGGCGCATTCTATCTTTGCAGCTTCATCTCCTCTCAGCGAAGACTTATTTTCCACGTCTTTCGTTTCAACGATGAGGTTCAGTTCTTTTTCTCCGGATGCTCGCTTTACCACATACATAAAGTCAGGACTGTATGTGCCGCCTGTGATGGTAGGGATAGCGATACTGCTTCGTGGAATTTTCCCATAAACAATCACCTCTTCGATATCGGCTATGATGTTTTTCTGTTCCAGTGGTGAATCATAGGCAAAGGTATCATAAAGATATTTGTCACTCGGCGTTCCGGGAGTAATCTTTGTCCCTATTCTGCCTTGGGCAATTTCGTCAAGTACGGTGCCATCAGCTCTAGTCAAGGCAGTAGCTCCTCCATTTGCCTTGCACCTTGCATACGAGAAGCGTCCTTGTAACGAATTAGTCTTCCATGCTCGAAACTCTGCGCAAAAAGCGGCAACTGTATTTTCATTAAAAAGATCTGCTTCTATATCACCATGCCGCTCCTGATAATTGCATATGGCTTGATGGAGGAGATTAATAGGCAGATTTGTCGCCTTGTTGATACGCGAAAGAAACTCTCCATAAGGCAAGGGACGACTGACAACATACTGAGCACCTGTTTCTTCCAGAACGAGCATACTTCCGTCCTGTGAAACAACTTTTTCACGCCGGCTTGTCATGGCAACTTGGGTAAATATGCCTTCTTTTTCTAGAAGTGTTAAAAGAACATCCGGCAATTCCTCATCTAAATCACGGTCATAAAGTAAAAGATAACGCTCGTTTATCTTTTCCCATAATTCACGCATCTCTTGATAGACAGCTTTTCTGATTTTAATTGGTTTAGGCTTTTGCTTATTTAGATCCTTCACCTTGCCACTATACAGACCTTGCGCTAATTCAGGATATTCTTCCTGCATAGTGTCTCGGTTCTCATTATTAATATTCATGTGGCGGTCAATATAATTTTTGCTATAAAGTTCATCAAACATGGCATCCGCACTTATGCCACGCTTTTGAGCCAACATACTGAGGACTTTCTCAGTAATTGCCAAAGTCTGTGGAAGCTCTCCGTTAATCTGTTTAACAAGCTGTTCGGCAAAATCGAATTCAGTAAAGTCGACGATGTAGTTTAGCCAAAATTCTTCATTGGATATGCGGTTGCCATTTTCATCGACAGGTAGCCTAAGCCCTCTGCCGACTTCCTGTAACTTGCTAATTTCGCTTCCGCTCGAACGCAACTTGGCAATGGTAAATACATTGGGGTTGTCCCAGCCTTCTTTAAGTGTCCATTTGGAAAAAAGGAAACGTCTGGTGTTCCAAGAACCGTCCTTATGGCTGAAAGATAAGAGTTCTTTTTTTCCGTGTAAAATCTCCCGCACTTCTTCCGCTATGTCATCGTCTGAATCAGTGTTATCTTGCGAGAAATATCCGGCATGACAGGCTGAAATATCTGCTAGGCTGGCTTCTAGATATTCTTTGTACTCATATTCATGTTCAGTTAGACTTTGCAACTCTTCTTTAATCTTTTCCTTGAGCAAACGTTCAAAGGACTCTAAAAGGTAGGGTGCTTTCCCATCTGCGTCTTCACGGTAAGAGGTAATATCATCAATGAAGAAGAGGGCTAAGGTTTTAATTCTGTATTGTCGCCCACAGAAGTTCTCTCTTTCAGTTTCAAAGTGCCGCTCCAAAGCTAACCTGAGCATTTGCTCTTGGTAGGAAGTCATATAAATATCAACATCGAGTTCTTCGCCCTGTGTCTTTGTCTGACCATTAGAAAAAACAACCTCGTTTGCACTAATGCCATCAATGGTAATACCTTCAAAGGCAGTGTCAATCACAGACAGTGAATCGTCTTTTCGCAACGTATACGTTCTAGTCGGTCTATTCCTAGCCTTGTATTGGAAGTTAGCCGACTCTGTGCTTCGTAGGGATACAATTTTCACCTTGGCATTTTGGTCTGAAGCAGGTTCTAGATGTTCTTTGGCTACTCCTTTAATCAAGTTCTGATTGAATGACGCACAGGCATTTAAATCATAAAGCAGATTCTGATAGTCTTTCTTTGTGATCCTATTTCTGCCTCGTCCCGTTGTTATGTCAGGGAAAGTCGCACCAAAACGTATAACACACTGCGGCCTGATTTCTTCGGCAATAACTTTGTACGAAGCCTGATCTCTTGAAAAACGATGCGGTTCGTCAATGATAACGAACGGTCTCGTCGCACGAAGGGCATCCAGAGGTCTATAGAAACCCTCAACACCGTAATCATAATCATCCCGCCAAAGTAAACCAGTGTCTCGTCCTCGATACTTCCTATTGCTAGTCAATAATTGCATGTTAGTTACTAGAACATAAATCTTCTTCGTGTTTTGTAATGAGCCTTTAACAAAGTCACTGACTACGCCTGGAAAATAAGAACGTTTATTTTTCTTTCTCGTTTGTGCCGCAAGAACACCAACTTCCATCTCCGTACTATAGCCACAACTGTCGGAAAAGTGCCGACGGGCATAGGGGTCGAGGAGAAACTGGGCAGTGCCTGCTTTAATAGCGATAGAAGGTACAGCAATGATAAATTTGTTGATGCCGTAATTTTTGTGCAGCTCAAACATTGTCTTTGTGTAGACATAGGTTTTGCCGGTTCCCGTTTCCATTTTGATGTCAAGATTGAGGCAACATTCAGGTGCTTCAAAACTACGATAATCCGGAGGTAGGTTGCTTTGAATAGCTGTTATGTTTTGCCGTAAACGAACATCTTGTAAGTCAATCGTGGGATTTTCAAAATAGTTTCTTGACCTAAAGATACCGACACCCTCAAAGACTTGATTAAGCCTATCTACAGCTTCTTGTTGATGAGGAAGTCCTTGTTGTAGAATTAGTTCCATTCTATGACCTCCTCATTAGTAGCGAATATCAAAATTGATTCTGAGATTCTTTTCGGTCGCATTTAGGCGCTTGAGATTTGTCTGCAAAGACTCCATCTCAGTCCAAGTAAAGCTGTAACCAAAGAGAACGACATTTTCCGGATTAAATTCCGGATCAGTATCAAACCTTGTAACAATGGCTTCAATGGCAGAATGATCCAATCCTTTATCAATCAAATAAAGGTGTTTATCTATGTGATAACCGGTGTATGCACCAAAAGCTATAGCTTTCACTTTCGGAGAAAAGCCGTAGCCATCACGTACAAGCCAAGTTGTAAGAACTGTGTCTGTGCCAAACTCTTCCACTATATTGTTGGTGACGATTATCTCGTTAAGATTTCGATCAAAGTCTATAATGTCGTCAAGTTGTTTTCCGGCAGGCTCTTCTAGCACGTAATGCTTAAAGCCTAAATCAGCTGTAGTGTCAGGGTTTTCTTCTTTGATTTTCTTTGCGGCGCGAATGATACGTTCTCGACCGATCTCATCAATAGTACGGTAACCAGCATTATAGGCTGGTTTACCCTCCTCGATAATTTCTGGCAGTTGCACCATAATGAATTTTCTATTACCACCATCTTCCGAATTTAATTGCATGACGGCATCAGCAGTAGTCGCAGAGCCAGAGAAGAAATCGAGAACTATCGTGTCTTTAGCAAGAAGACTTAAAATCCATAAAATTAATTTAGTAGGTTTTGGATTTGTAAATAAAGTAGATGAACCAAATATGTTTTTAATTTCATTCGTACCATGAGTATTGAGAATTCCTTGAATAATGTTTTTGTATGGAGATGACCTAATAATCGGTTTTCCTTCATTATCAACATTTAAATAAATCTTGTAATACACTGAATATCCAGAGTTTTTTTCCCTTGATTCTTTTATTTCAATAAATCCATTTTCGATACCCCATTCGACCTTTTCTTTGCTCCATTTCCAGCGCCATCCATCATCTAATTGCCGATTACGTCCATTTGGGAAAGTACTTCGCCCACAGTTATCTTTAATACAATAGTCCAGCGATTCATGGTAACCTAAAGTACCTCTATCGAGATTGTCAGTATAGTATGGACCTCGAACATCAAAATATTCATCTTGTTGGTTATATCGTGCTACATCGTGTGCATCAATATTGTGATTAAAAGATAAATAATCACTTTTCATCGAATATACAAGTATGCTTTCTGTAACTACTGCAATATGATCTGCATCTGATGCACCTGTCTTTTTTTGCCAAACAAGACTTGAAATATAATTCTCCTCACCAAAAATATCATCACAAATCAATTTGAGATTTGCCTGCTCATTATCATCAATAGAAATAAAAATTACACCATCATCTGAAAGTAAGTCCCTTGCTAATTGTAATCTCGGATACATAAACATCAGCCAGGCAGAGTGAGATGCCGAGCCTCTCTTAGTTAGGTCCAAAACGCGCTGCGCTTTAGACTCGGAAATACTGAGTTTTGTCATCAAATCTTCAACGGTAAAATTAAAGCTGTCGCTATAAACGAAACCGTCCGAACCTGTGTTGTAGGGCGGATCTATGTAAATACACTTGATTTTTCCGGCATAGGATTTCAGCAGATGTTTCAATCCATCTAAATTATCGCCAGTAATGTAAAGATTTTCGCTGTTCTTATTTTCTTCTTTCTCATTATGCTCTTTATCCGGCTTAATAACCGTGGTTGTGTCAATAGAAGCGAGAAATCTCGCATAGTTCTTACCCAAGAATTTAAGCTCATAGCCCTCACTTTTGACATCAACCTTGTCGCTTATATATTCCTTGAAGCGCTCTAGATCAAAACTTCCGTCTTTACTGAAACAAGCGGGGAAATGCTCTTTCAATACATCGAGCTCACGATCTTGTGCAGAGATTGTTTCATTGCTATCCAGAATATCTTTAATCATGCTTCATCACCCTCATCAATAAATTCCAAAATATCATCCACACCGCAATCAAGCACTCGGCAGATTCTTTCAATGCTGTCGAGCGAAATGTATTTTCTGCGCTTTATTTGCGTCATTACATTCCCGGAGAAACCGGCCTTTTTAATGAGTTCGGAATTGCTCATCTGCCGATCAATCAATAAATGCAGCAGTTTGTCATAGGATACAGCCATACGTTTTTCCTTCCGTCATTGATAAACTACACCTATTCTATCATCTTCATGTGAATAATTCCATAAAAAATGACTCATATTGCCTGTTTTTGTTTTGCTCCTGCACAAACACACAGGTGTGTAGCAGGATGTAGCAGGTTTTTTCAGTTACCCCTATTTAAGCGAAATATAGAGCTATATAGAAAATCCTGCTACAAGCTGCTACAAAGCTAAAATCCAGCCGCAAGTGTGTAGGAATCGGCGCTCTAAGTTCAGCTTAGGGCGTTTTACTTTTTGTAAAAAGTTTTCTTTACCACGTTCAAAATGCCTGTTTTCCTGCCTACAGAGTGAGAGGAAGAATTCTGCGCCCAAGATTCAACATAGATCGTCACCAAAAAAATTACTCAAAACCATCCCTTCTGTCCAAGGGGAAGGTGAAGGGAGTTCTTCCTCAATACAAGAGAGAGCAGGTTAAAGCATGAGCAAAACAAATTATCAAAAAAGCTGCCCAAAATCGCCCTCTTTGTCCAAGGGGAAGGTGAAGGGAGTTCTTCCTCAATACAAGAGAGAGCAGGTTAAAGCATGTACGAGCAAATAGCAAAAGACATAAAAGAAAACGGCAGGTTCTGTCTCTGGCGTTATGAGAAGCAGCAAGGCAGACGAACGAAAGTGCCCTATCAGGTGAATGAAAAACGGGCAAGCAGCAGGAACATTCAGCATTTCATGGGCTTCGATGAAGTTATAAAAGCCGTGCCTCAGTACGACGGCATCGGCATGGGCGTTTTCTCTCCCTTTGCCGCTGTAGATATTGACGACTGTATCAAAGACGGAAAGTTCTCAGAGCTGACAGAGGATGTCATCCACACGCTTGATTCCTATACGGAGTACAGCCCGTCGGGAAAGGGCGTCCGCATCATTTTGAAGGTTAAAGATTTCACCTTCGATAAAGACCGCTACTACATCAATAATCGCAAAATCGGTCTTGAGGTTTATGTGCCGGGTGCGACAAACCGCTTCGTCGCCTTGACCGGAAACACCATTCATTCCAAAGAACCTGAATACCGGGATGAGGAATTACAGCTCGTCCTTGACCGCTATATGAAGCGTGACGAGCTTTCTTCTTCTCCTCAGCGTACCGTCCCCGGCAGCTACCTTGAAGACGAATCCATCATCCGGAAGGCACAAAAAAGCAGACAAAAGGCAAAGTTCCTAAAGCTATGGCAAGGCGATACAAAGGGCTATGCCAGCCCGAGTGAAGCTGACCTTGCCCTATGCTCCATGCTCGCTTTCTGGTGCGGCGGAGATACGGAGCAGATGGATCGCATCTTCAAAAAATCCGGACTCATGCGGGATAAATGGGAGCGGGACGATTACCGCAAGTCTACGCTTGATAGAGCCGTAAAATCTTGTACATCCTTCTATAAACCTGTGCGTGTCGCATCTCCAGCGGAGGACTTCAACAACATTTTAGGGCAGCTGCAAAGCTTTGACCTTTTGAACAATCCCCGCTACCGCTTTGGCGATATCGGCTTTGGCAGGCTATTTGCCGATGTGTACAAGGACATCTGCCGTTTCGTACCGGAGCGAAAGAAATGGTACGTCTTTAGCGGCAACTGCTGGCAGCCGGATGTGGGAAGCCTAAAGGCGATGGAGCTTTGTAAGAGCCTGGCGGACAGTCTCCTGCAGTACGCTCTCACCATCAACGAAGAGCATCTGCGGACGAACTTTCTCAAAGAATGCGGCAAATGGCAGCAGAGAAGATTCCGGGAAACCTATCTCAAAGAAGCCCAGAGCGTTTATCCCTTGCCTTTTAAGACCTTTGATAAGGATCGCTATCTATTGAACTGTCAAAACGGCACGCTTGATTTAAGGACGATGCACTTTCATGAACACAAGGCTTCGGACTTTTTAAGCAAAATCGCGGGTGCATCCTACCTGCCGGATGCTTACTCAAAGCGCTTTAAACAGTACATCGACGAGATTATGAGCGGCGATCAGGAGAAGGCAAAATTCCTGCAAAAGTCCCTAGGCTATGCCGTCACGGGAGATACCCGGCATGAGTGCCTCTTCTTCCTCTACGGCGAAACCAGCCGCAACGGCAAGGGAACGCTCATGGAAAGCGTGCTCAAAGTTCTGGGCGACTACGGCAAAGCAGTAAGACCTGAAACCATCGCCCAGAAACGCTTCTCAAACAGCCAGGCACCGAGCGAGGATATCGCAAGACTGGTCGGCATCCGATTAGCCAATATTTCTGAGCCGGGACGAGGACTTCTTTTAAATGCCGCCCAGGTCAAAACCATGACGGGAAACGACACTCTGAACGCCCGCCTTCTCCATGAGAATAGCTTTGACTTTGAACCGCAATTCAAGATCTACATCAACACCAACTACCTGCCTGCCGTAAACGACATGACGCTCTTTTCAAGCGGCCGGGTGCTCATCATTCCCTTTGACCGCCACTTCAATGAATCGGAACAGGACAAGAGTTTGAAGGAGCGCTTCGCAAAACCGGATGCGCAAAGCGCCATTTTAAACTGGCTGATCAAAGGCTACCGGCTTTTATGTGAAGAAGGCTTACAGCCGCCCAAGGCGGTACTGGAGTCTACAGAAAGCTATGCCCGTGAGAGCAACAAGGTCATGCAATTTTTAGAAGAAGTACTAATTCAAGATCCGGATGCGGAAACAAGAACGGCCGAAGTCTACGACGCTTATCGCGCCTGGTGTGTAAGAAACGGTCTCTTTCCTGAAAATAACCGAAACTTTAATCATGAGCTAAGGAAAGTTGCGAATGTCACGAGGAAAAGGCCGAAGACGGGCGGCAATCCTACCACACTGCTTTTAGGCTACAGGTTAAGCGCTGGTGAGGAGTTTCTCCCATGAACACACGGTCTGTAGCAGGATGTAGCAGGTTTTTTCAGTTACCCCTATTTAGACGAAATAGAGAGGTATATAGAAAATCCTGCTACAAGCTGCTACAAAGCAGATTTCTCCCGAAACTGTGTAAGAGCGGACGGCCTAAGTTCAGCTTAGTCCGTCAAGGATTACTCAAAACCTGCCTTTCTGTCCAAGGGGAAAGTAGGGAGACACATTCCAGCAATAAACGCTGTGGACAAACGTGCCGCCCGCCCTGAACAAAAACAGGAAAAATCAGCAAGGAAAGGAGGAAAGCAATATGCAAAATCCGACTATCGTCGACAACAAGAAGTACCGCTTCTACTGCCAGCTAAGAGACGTGTACCAGCGCCCGGTCTTTGTCTACCAGAGTAAGGAAGCAAGTCCCTGCAACTGGCGTATCTGCTTCGGCTGGACGTCGCTGCATTTTAGGACGTACCGGGAAGCGATGGACTACTGCAAAAGACGGGGCTTTACCGCTCCAAACGGCGAGCCTCTGCCATGACCCCTAGGGGGATGGGAATCCCTATAAAGGGAATATCGTGCAACGGGCGGTGGGCTTCGCACAAAAAAAGTTCAATTCAAACGGGGGATTAACCCCAAACAAATTTTAGGAGGAATTTACCTATGTTAAACACAAGCATTTACAAATCAGAATTTCAAGACATGCTGCGTAACCGCAGCAAAGATGGTAACGCCTTAAAAGAAGGCCTGGACACGACAAGCGGCGGCTATCTCATGCCGGGCTACGATGCGGACAAGTTCTATCAGGCGATGGAAAAGGACTGCCTGTTCAGGAAGTATGCGACGAAAATCGCTCTTGACCGGACAGACGGTACGATTATCGCTGTCGCTTCCACAGGTACGGCGGAAGTAACGGGCGAAGGCCAGCTCTACCCGGTGGACTCCGACAGCATCACCAAGATTCCCTATGGTTCTTTCAAGATTGCATCGTTCTGTAAACTTTCCCAACAGTTCATAAGCGATACGAAGTTTGATCTTGACACCTACCTCATGCGGGAATTTGCCAGACGCTTTGCCCGTGCAGAGGAGAAAGTCCTGCTCACAGGAACGGGACAAGACGAGCCGCTGGGACTGCTAAATAGTGCCGATACCGTATCAACGGTGGGAGCAGGTCAGATCACCTTTGACGATGTGGTGACGCTCTACTTCTCACTGGCAGCGGAATACCGGAACGATGCCGTCTGGATTATGAACGACGAGACTGCTTTCACGCTTCGGATGTTAAAAGACCAAAACGGCCATCCTTTCTGGGAACATGGTCAAGATAGGCTCTTCGGAAAACCCGTTCTTATCAGCCCGTATATGCCTAACATCGTAAGCGGAGCAAAGCCGATTCTCATCGGTGATCTGTCCTACTACTGGCTCTTACAGAGGCAGGAACTGACGATTAAGCCCTTGTTCGAGCTTTTCACAGGCGAAGGTCAAGTCGGCTATGCCGCCTATGAGCGCCTGGACGGAAAACTCATAAGGCAGGATGCCGTTCGCATGCTCACGGTTCAATAAGCCTAAGTCCTGCTTAGGCTTGGCAAATAACTCTATGTTCAGCATAGGGTTCAGACAAGAAGTCTAGATTAAAACTAGGGTTAAGGCTCGGGAGCTTTGTGTCGATACATCCCGGTTCCCGAGCCGATTTTTCAAACAGGTGATGCTATGGAAAAGAGAGATTTAGAAAAGAATGTCCTTTGCTACCAATCGCTGATGGCGCTCCTCTTTTCCCTTTATGAAGAGGAGGAAATGGACGAGTCCTTTATCCGGGAAGCGGAGAAAATCATCGCTGAAAAAAGCGGGCTTTCCGAGAAAAGTATTTTCCGCTATGACCTTGATAAATAAGGCGTTCTGAGTGATGTATATACATACCTATATAGAGGAGGTGGAGAATGCGAAAGGTAGAAAAATTGCCGCTTAAAAAGAATGCGGAAACAACAAAAACAAAGGTCGCTGCCTATGCCCGTGTGTCTACAGGAAAAGATGCCATGCTGCACTCCCTCTCGGCCCAGGTCAGCTATTACAGCAAGCTTATTCAGCAAAGGGCGGACTGGGAGTATGTCGGCGTGTATGCCGATGAAGGTATCTCCGGTACAAGAGAAACAAGAGAAAATTTCCAGCGGATGCTGGATGATGCAAGGCTTGGAAAGATTGATGTAATCCTCACCAAGTCCATCTCCCGCTTTGCCAGAAACACACTGCTTCTTCTTGAAACAGTGCGGGAGCTGAAAGACCTTGGTATCGCTGTCTATTTCGAACGGGAGAAGATTAACAGCCTTACAGCGGACGGTGAACTTATGCTCTCACTCCTTGCTTCCTTCGCTCAGGAAGAGAGCTTATCCGCCAGAGAAAACAGCCGCTGGAGCATTAAGAAGCGGTTTGAAAAGGGCGAAATCGTCGGTATGGCGCATCTCTACGGCTATGACTTCATCGATGGAAAACTCGTCATTAACGATGAAGAAGCCGAAGTCGTTCGCATGATTTACCGGGATTACATTTCCGGGATGCAGAGCGGCGAGATTACAGAGAAGCTCAATGCCCTCGGCATCCCGAAGAAGCTTGGCGGCAAATGGAAACCGGGCGATATTGCGAGGTTCTTTAACGAAAAGCACACAGGCGGCGCCCTTCTCCAAAAGACCTATAAGGATGATGCCGTGTGTTCAAAGACGCACATCAACCGGGGAGAAAGAGACTTCTATCTGGCGGAGAATACGCATGAAGGGATTATTGACAAAGAAACTTACAGAGCCGCAAAAGAGGAAGTGAAACGCCGTACATCGAATAAGTATCCGCCGAAGACCATACAAAAATATCCCTTCCGCAAGATGATCCGCTGCGGAGATTGCGGAGCAAGCTTTAACCGCAAAAAGACCAGGACGGAAGTCTTCTGGCGCTGTGCGGCAAACCTAAGATGCAAGGACTACAAGTGCTCCATGAAAGGCGTG